TGCCAAAAATCCAGACTGACTTGCAAAATTCGCTTCAAAGTTAGCGACTCTTTTCCAGTCTCGGTTCAAATTGCTGGAAGTGTCCGTAACCTCGTGAAACAGGTCTTGAGCTAATTGGCTGTTTCCCTTTCGCTCCACCTGTGCCTGAATCACGTTCTTTACTACCGTTTGCCTGGCAGTCTCACCTATCTTGGTGATGTGCTCGCCGGTACGTGCCATTGAGAATTGAATTGAACGTATCTCTCTCTGGCTTAAATTATACTTTTTCGCTGCTTCTGCAAGAGTCCGGGGCAGCGATGCCAATTTGATCGTCATTGCTTCGATCTCTTTTGTTCGCTGCAACTTTTCAATGATGTTGCCAATAATGAATGATCGCACTAACGCCGTCTCAATGGCGCTGGGTGCGATGTGAAGTTCTTCCCGGATAAAGTCATTGATGGTTTGCAGTTCGAATAAACTGAACGGCTTTCCGTCCGGCTTGTAGTGAATCTGTTCGCCGATCGGGATCGCTTTATTAATATCAAAGAAAGCAAAATTCTTTTTTAAGTCGAGGCGTGGTTCCTGGATGCGAAACTCTTTGAGGATCCCAAGAAATTCAAATAGATTTCGAGTGAATCGCTGCCAGTCGATCAAATCGTAAATCTCTTTTTCCATGCGACCTATCGCCTGGACCGGATGCCCTTCGCCTGGCATGATGGAGTCGTTCATTGACTTGCAGATATGGCAATCTTCGCCGTCGTGATCGTGCCCATTACCTGACTGTTTAGCCAAATAGTGAAATAGTTTCTCTATTGTCTTTTGATCGAGAGGCTGTTCCTTGCCTCGTAACAGTTGCTTTATCATTGTTCCCCACAGGTGCAGTTCGTGATGATTTCCAGCAATCGCATACGCTGGAAGCTTTCAACAGTCTATTGGATAACTTACATTCAAAATCATGTTGATCGATGTTTTGTACCGTTGCAGGTCTGCCGTAAAAACAGGTCTTGCAACAAATCAAGGGAGAATTACTCTCCCTGAGATTGATTGGTTTTTTCATGTTCCCCCACTTTTTCTATTTGCAGTCTAAAAAACTTCACATCACCAGGAATAAATACAAAAACCTTCCCGGTAATTATTGAGACTTCCATTAAACGCCGATTCGTCTCAACGATCTTTTTGGTATCTTCTTCGTGTACAAAAATCACATCTTTGCTTATATCATCAATTTGAGACAATACCAGATCATTGAGATTCTCAATATGTTGAGACTTTGCGTTTAACGGTGTCAATCTTAGCTTCATATTCCCCTGTTTGTTTTTTTCATAAAATCATGAAAGCCGCATATTGCAAGTTGTGCTTCCACAGGCAATTTACAAGGTTCTGCTAAATATTCTTGCAAAGGTCTATTAATATTTTCTTCAACTCTCATGTCCCCATATTTTTCAATTAGCTTTTCAAGCCCCTTACCTTTCGGGACATCATCAGTTTGCATTATTACTGATAACCATTCCTTAGCTGTCATCTCTTTGTCTCCTCAAAAGTCAATCCGCCCGCTCCCCCTTGACCCCTGATCACTCTTCTAATCGCAAGCGAAAGCAGGCGGATTGTTTCAGTCCTCTATGATAAGTTGTATTACTTCCGGCTGTTTCGGTTTCGCCTTTTGGCTTTTCAACATCTTAGTGATATATGGCATGGCTTTTTTTACCGCTTCCCGATCTTCCTCTGTGCCGATGCCGTACTCTTGTAAGAGTTTCAAATCTTGCTCGCTAAACTCCGGGACTTCTTCTCCTTGCCCTGGCTCGCCTTCGGGCTGCCCTTCCTGACCTGGTTGTGGCTGACCCTCGGCTCCTGGCATTCCGCCCATCGCTGCCTGCTTTTTCTCCATTTCTTCTTGCTGCTTCTGCTGGATTGCAGTCACTACAAGCTGGTAAACGTTTTGATTTCCGATTGCCGGTATGTCGAAAACGTTCATACCTCCTAATTCTAACGTATAAGATTTCTTGCCTTCTCCACCCAAAATCTCATTGACGGTGGAATGTGTCGTCAATCGTTTTACGTTCAGTTCTTCTTGTGCTGCCTCGTCTTTGACATCAAGTCCTGAGAATGACAATAGCCAATCCTTTTTCCCGGTTAGTTCGTAAACAATGCCAGTATCATTGAAAATCTCTGTTTCGTAATTTAAAAAAGTGCGCAAGCCTTCATCTTTACTTCTCATTTGCGCATTTTCGGGACTTTGTTGAAACAAAGCTCCTTTCCCTTCCATCGTGCCTCTGTTGCTGGCAAGTCCCAGCACTTCAGGCTGTATCTGCGCCTTGACGCAAAGCATGGTTGCCAATAAAGAGAACCAATTGAAATACTCCATGTCCTTTGATGATTGATTGAATGGGATCCACTGAATTCCGCTTTTATCCGGTAGTGAGATAATGGGAATGCGCCATGCGTTACTCGGTCCCATTGATTGCGCCCACAATAGCTTCTTGAACTTCTCAACTACTATCGGACTAACATTCGCTGCGCCATTCAATCCAATGATACCCTGGGGCATTCGATTGTTGGTGAACCGTGCAGAATTGAAGTCAATCGAGTTAATTGCCGATGCAATCTCTTTGACTGATTGTTCAACAATTGAGTTGCCCTTATACAAGAAATCAATACTGCTTGTCTTGAATAGGTTTGACATAACCATTGATTTCTTGGTAAACTTTGCCACTCTGGTTTTGTGCTTATTAACCAGGATATAACGAAAGTCATCACTGTACGGCTTTTCTAAATGTGTTGACTCGACCAGTTCCTCAAATTCCTCTTGATCCCAGCGTTGAATCGAATATCGCTTCGGAACGATGGTTTTTACCATCGCAGCGTCAACCATGATCATTCCTAATGGTTGACCATTATTTGCTCTATGAATGTAAAAGCAAATCTTGTCTAAATCAAAGAAGTCATTATAGGAAGCGCCTAACACTTTCCCCAGGTTGGCGTTATCTTCACCCATCATAAAAAAGAATTTATTAGCAAAGATGTCGCTCCACTTCTTCATCTCTGCTATTTCGGAGTCCTTCGGTTTGAACTCCGGGTCTTTATGCTTGAGTGTAATGCCGGGTTGATCTTTACTTGCCAACTGCCCAAATAATTGTAGTTGTGTTGCCCGATAAGTTTTTATCAGACTGCAAATAGAGCTTCTCCCTGCCTGTCGAAGTATCTCAGAACTCCGCAGCAAGTCCTCATCAAAGTATCTGTAATCTCCCATGCCCTGGCGGTAAATATCGTCCTCAACCATGAGATTAATAAGCTGCGCCTGAACAACCTCCATGTCCGATGCGCCCTGTTTCTTTTGTTGATTTTCAAAGTCCTTGAAACTTTTCTGAAAGTTCGGGTCGTTCTCCATCTCCCCGAAAAAGTCTCTGCCTTCGGGGTTTTCGCCGGAGGCGTACTGTACGATCTGTCCTAAAATATTGGTGACATTGCTTAAAAAGTTTTCTTTTTCCATTGTCAAAGTCCTTGAATTAATTTTCAATTCTGTTATTCAAGTCCTTTGTCCTGTCCCTGTTTCAAGTAAAGTTCTTTGTATTTCTGACTGAACTGAATGACAATATCCTCATTCCGCACAATCTCTTTTGTTTTTAGTGGAAGAAAATGAATGAGTTTTTCGTCCTTAAACATGAAATCGCTACTGCCGTCTGGATATTCTCTAAAGCTGAAATTTGCTTTGATATATTCTGAATCAAGTAGAATAATACCCTTTGATTGAATCGCTTTTTTAATTAAATCTTCTTTTTGTTGCTGGATTCTGACTATGCTGGTCATTTACTATTTTCCTCTGACTGTTTTTTTGATTCTTCGATTAATCTTGAATATAAAAGAAAAGCACAATGAGCAACATCAATACATTCAGCTTTAGCAGCCTCAAATCTATCTCTTGTAATAGAACTTGCGACTTCGCCTATTTCCTCTGCCAATGCAACAACCAAACTGTTTAAATCCTTATCAAAACCAGTTGCACGATTAAAGCCATCATACAATTCGGATTTCCTTTTGGTTTGATATTTAATTCTTTCGATAAAATCGCTTAATTTCTTATCAATCTCCATCGCTCTTTTTCCCGGTGTAAACTTTCTTCTGTGAATCATACTGAAAATGAAAGCCTTCGCCGGTATGCCTGGCTTTCTTATTTATCCGCTTGAACTTCTTGTTTGAGATGCCTAATTTTTTCAAAATCTCCTTGCGAGCTTTCCGCTCAGGATTTTGGAACCTTCCTGTTGACAGAATAGCTCGTACTGTTCGCTGTATTTTCATGCTGCACATCCTTCCAAATCAAAAATTGGTCTGGGGTACTCAAATAATGTCCAATTATTTTTAATTGCCAAAGCAACGGCAAGAGATAATTCATAAGGAATTTTTGCTCGTTCCGCCTGTTGAGTTGATGAATAACTTTCCTTTTTCTGCTTCGTTATTTTTATATCGCCTAACGGTGGAAAATGACCCCACAAAAAATAAGGCTTGTAGATTGCCATGGGTTTACCTAATAGCGGTTCAAAATACTTAACCGCTCCCTGAACATTTTCAATAATCCAGTAACGAGGCTGCATCGTTTGAATTATTCTCAAACATGCCTTTGCAATAGACATATCAGGTTCTTTGTCTGTTTTGATCCAGGGCAACCATGCTCTGGCGAATTCTGTGCATGGCGGCGAAGCCCAAATTAAATCAAATGGCAATTTCATGTACGGAATTTTTCTCACATCTAAACAAATATCCGGGTTGAATCGATTATTATTATCAAGCGTAATAATATTCCAACCTCGATCTTTCATGGCTTGCGATGCGCCGCCCAGTCCTGAACATAAATCAATCATCTGCAACATTACGATCCCTCTGTCTTTTCAATTACCTTCATACCATCTGGTATCGGCTTCCCACATCGGATGCAGTGAGTAGATAAATTAATATGCTTTGCTTTCGCTGCATTAATTTGATAACTATCGTACACTGCCCATTTATGTCCGATGATTCGGCATAAAAAACAATCGTTTGACTTTAATTCATCATTTATAATCATAACTCCTCGGTCATTGTCCCTTCCGGTAAAACATTACCCAGTGTCTTATCGTGATAATATGAATCGCTGGCATAATCAATTATTTCCTCTAACCACGCAACGGTCTCGCCCAGGTGCTTGGCGATTTCTTCGATGGTAGGTTCTCGTCGCAACGCCATTTTCAAATTATCTTTCGCCGCTCTATATCGCCTCACATATTCATCTAAACTTAACATATTATCTGGCATACTGTCAAACCTCGGTCGTGGCACGTACTCGGTTAAAAGTGCGTGATACGCTAACAAGGCAAAATTATCACTCAAATCTTTTGATCCATTCGCAGGATGATCTATTTTAGTCTTATTTTCAAATAATAATTGCCTTAATTCGTCCTCAATATTTGGGTCTTTCGTACTGGAAATGTATTCTTCCTTTGAAAGAAATTCAGCCATATTATTCCAAATCAATCCCCTTAAAACGGTATAGATGCGGACTTGCTGCGGATTGCTGAAATAATATGTTTTATATTCTATCCCCTTTTTACTCATCACTTTTTGTCTTAATGATTCGCTATTAAATTTATCACTGTGCATTCCTGTTACATTAGGAAATGTATCAAATAACAACATCACAACATCTTCTACATTTTCATAATCAACTGGATGTTTCGAGTCTGGTCGCCATACAATCACAGTATCAAAAATCACTATACCGTTGAGCGGAATTTCTTCTATCGTATCCAGCCCGCCGATATTTTTACGAATCGTTACAGTCTTGGGTTTGCCTTCCTCCTGTTCATCAAATTCGGCATAGCCACAACCGACAATAAAACTATTATCTGAAACGGCGTTATCGGCTGTTACTACTCTGATTCTATTATCACCTTTGATTTCTAATATTTCTACACTGGTGAATTTATGAATATTTGTTTTATCCCCCTCTTTTGTCTCTCGTACCGTCAATGACGGCTTGAACTTCACCCGATTGCTGAGAAGCGGATTGATGCACTCCCTGATCTTATCAAAGTATGGTGCAAAAAACCCGAACTTGCTTTCAGGTACGACACATTCAAATCTACATAAGGCATCAATTGGGTCTTTATAAAACTTTTCAAAGTTTTCTTTTCTTTGCGTAGGATTAAATTCCCACGTGGTCGCTTTCATTCTGAAAGTAGTTGGTTCATCCTTTGCTTCTTCATATCTTTTAACTGTTAAATCGTTTACTTTTTGTTCGGGATATGAGAATATTAATAACTTGCCCAACCCATTTGGAAATGAGCCTGCAATGTTGCCCCGACCAACTCGGTGCAAATGTTCCGCACTATTAAATAAAATTAAAGTATTTGCCCTGCTTGGCTCGTCTATGATATGCCGCCATAACTTCAACCCTTCGGGTGATTCTGGCGTACTATCAAAACTGTGCATGATTATTTTTCCACGATCTTCATTCCCTGGAAACTCTATGGTTTTTGTTTTAATATTGCCAAATCCACCAGGACGTAAATCCATGTTAAGGTATTGTTCAAACCAATTATTTCCAGTTGCCGGATCAATGGTTGCTCTTAGCACTTGTTTTAATCTGTTAAAGAACACGTTTTTTGCCTGGACTTCATTTACCAGGCTGCTATTAGCAAAATCAAAATTTGTCATCCGATCATCGATATTCAAATATCGATGTGGATCATATAAATTACTTAACTGATATGCACAATAAGCGATATAACCTTCAACGATCCAGTTTTTCCCCCCTTTTTGACCTACCATAAGCACTAATTCATCGTAGGTCATATCAAATATCAGTGGATCGGTGCCACAGGCGGCAATTAAAAACTCCGTCTGTTTCGGCGATGGAAACCGCTTTAAAAATTCGTGATGAAACGTGAT